CACTCCCAGCCCGCCGTCAGCGTAGCCTTGAGCCGCTCCCAGTTTTGGATCAGCAGCGTAATCATCCCGACAGGCCCGGTCAGCACATACAGTATCGGGTTTTCGCGGAAGGCGTTTTTAATCCACTCCCAGCCCGCCGACAGTGCGGCCGTTAGGCTGCTCCAGTTGTTGACCAACAGTCGCGCCGCCCCGACGATGGGAAAAATAAAATTAAGCACCGGATTGTCCGCAAAGGTTTGGTCTATCCATTGCCAGCCCCGAATCAAAGCAGCCTTGACCTCATCCCAATAAATATAAAGCGCAGCCAGTGCGGCCACCGCGAGAATCGCCCAGCCGAAAGGGTTGGTCACAAGGAATACGGCGGCTTTTGCGCCGAAAGAGAGTAGGGCGGCTCCCAGACGACCGAGAAATCCCGCCGCCGACGAAAGGAGCGGGATAAACCGCATCACAGCCGCTCCAACGCCGCCGAATCCAAAGCGCATCAAAGCCATCGGCAACAGGAAGGTAGACATCGCCACCGCCAGCGTACCCAACACAGCCAGCAACACCGTAGCCGCCACCGCAGTCTTGGCAAGTGCCGACGCTGCCTGCGGATGTTTGGCCACCCACTGATCAAACTTGTCCAGCAGCCCGCCGACTAAGTTCATCCCCCATTCGATACTGTCAAACAGATGCCGCCCGACGCCCGTTTCGGTGTTGAAAAGCCTGTTTTTAAACATCTGCCACTTGGAGCTCATAGCCTCTACGCGGATGGAGAACTCGGCATCCAAACTCCCTAACGCATCTTTTGACGTAGCCAGTTTGATTTGTTCGCCCCACAGCTCCGTATTGGAAATCAACTGCGCGAATACGCGATTAAACTCGCCGCCCGCTAAGTCCTTCAAAACGCCCGCCCGCTGTTCTTTCGGCAGTTTTTTCACGGCCGCGACGATTTTCTCCAACGTACCCTGTGCGTCCTCAACGATACCTTTTTGCACGGCTTTTGCGTCCAGCCCGATTGCCGCCAACCCCTCGCGCACCGGCTTCATATCCGGCGCGGTACCTAGCCTCGTCATCAATGTTCCGACGGCACGCGCAGCGGTCTCCGACTCCACCCCCGCCGAAATCAATGCGGATCCGAGCGCGGCCACATGCTTCTCGTTCATCTTCGCCAGCCCCATACTGCCCGACACGCGGTTCATGTAGTCGATTAACTGCTCTCCCGATACCAGCGCGTTGTCGTCAAGGTAATTGATGACGTTGGTCAGCTCGACGGCCTCTTGTTTCGACAGTTTAAAGTTTTCGCGGATACGCCCTAGATCCTCAGTCAGCTTCTCGTAATCGTCCGACTGAAACGCATTTGACGCTTTCACGGCCTCAAGGACAAACTCCCGCAGCTCTTCGCGCGGCCGCCCCATCTTCGCGCCGAGTTCGTACATTTTCATTAACTCGAGCGTACTCATCGGCACTTCGCGGCTTAGCCCCTGAATTTCCGCCCGCATCTCGGCGATTGCCTTTTTATTCAGGCTGCCGTCGGCATTTTTCAGCCCCGACACCTGACGCACCACGCCCAGCATCGCATCTTCTTCGCTCATCGCACCCGCCGCAGCATGTTGCAGCGGACGACCAATCGAATACGCCTGGGCCATCGCGCCTAATCCGGCATTTCGCAGCGTTGCCGACTTATCGCGGGCACGGTCTATGCTTTTTTGCGCGTGGGCTAATTTGTCTAATGCCATCCGCTGCCGCTCTACCGCCGTCGTCGCATCTTTATGCCGCTGCGCCAAAGCTTCCTGCGCCTGTTTCAGATTGCGCGTAGACACACCCGCCGCCTTCATCGTATTCCCCAGCTTCGACAACTCGCCCCGTTGTTTGTCGTGCATGGCGGACAGCTTGCGGCCTTCCGCCGCCAGCCGCTCCATCTCCGCAGCCTGCTTGCGCGTCGGTGCACCCGTCTTTTCAATTTCAGCGGCCAATGCCTTCTGCGCCTGCCTGTTTTTTAGCACGGCCTCGCCTAACCGCTTATATTCTTCTATTGCCGGGCTGAATCTCTCCAACGCCTTTTGCGCCTTTTCTGTCTTCCGCAGCGCATCGGTTTGCCTCGACAATTCGGCAGACAACGTCTGACTACTGCGGCGCAGCTTCTCAAAACCCTTGCTTGCTTTGTCGCTCGCAGTCATAATGACGTTTATCACTAAATCTTTTTTTGCCATCCTTTTAATCCTTTACACACGGGAGCGGCCATGAATAAAACCTACACAAACGGCTTCGGCCTTTACGAAATATTCGCCATCTTCTACGGCCTGCTTAGTGCATTTGCCGTTTTCTTAATCTCCCTCGCTATTTTGGCAGTCGGCGGCATCGTAATCTTATCCCTCCTATTTGCCTGATCGTCCGAACAATTTAAAGGCCGTCTGAAACACCGCGCATTGCGGCAACGTTTCAGACGGCCTGTTTTTATTCTTCGGGCTTGCTGCTTTCGACCAGCTCGATTGCCTTGTCGGTATACCTCAGCAAATCCGGCAGCCTGTAACCGCCGTATCCGGCCGTACCGCCTCCGAACACGGCCGCGCATTGCACCATGCAATCCGACACGTTGTTAAAAAAACGCAGCTCACTGTTGGCAGCTGCCTGCCACATATCCGGGCAGGCGGCAATTATTGCGCAGAAGTCGTCTGCTCGGATTCGGACGCCGCAAGGTAGCCCAATTCCTGCAATGCTTCCCGCATCTCCGCTTTCGCCTTCGGCGGCGCGGAAAAAAAATCCAAAGCAGTATTTAAAACCTGTGCGTCAGACAGGCTCAATTTGCCGTACTGGAGGCGTGTCAGCGGCGGTGTGGCGATGCGCGCCAAGATTTTTTGCACGGAATCGGTGTGCTTGATTTTAATCAAATCTTGCCCCAATCCGTCCATGTCCTTAGCCAGCGGCTCGCGTAAGGTGTACTTGTCGCCGTTTGATAGGCCGACGGTCAATGTGCCGTCCTCATTGATTCTGATGGTCTGCTCGTTCATAGCAATTCCCTATTTTCAAATATTAAATACCCAATGCCGAGCGCAATCCTTCGCGCTCGTCTTTGCCGCCGAATGCGGCCTTGTTTCCAATCACATCGATTTCCACGATCGGCTCGCCGTCCAGCGTCTCTTTCCAGTAGACAAGCGCGATTTTAAATTTATGCTCGCCGCCTTCGCCCTGTTTGTCGCTGCCCGGGTCTGCTTCGATGATGCGCCCCCGCGCCTCGCCGCGCAAAACCCGATATTCTTGGCCGTCCTCTTCCTGCAACGCGCCCTGATAGCGGATCAGCTTGCCCGAAATGCTGGACGACATTGATTTCAGCATATCGGCATCATAACCTTTGCTGGTAATCTCCAATTCCAGCTTTTCAAACCCGTGGACAACGGTCATTTCCGTCATCGCGCCGCCCGGTGTGTAGTCTTCCGTTTTGCGCGTGATTTTGGGGCGGGTAATATCGACAGTTACGCCGTATTGGTTTTCGCCGTCCACAAAGGCATTAAAGCCTTTCAATACCTTAGGCATTTTCATGTTTTCTAGCTCCTCGGCCGTCCGAATATTTCAGACGGCCTTTTGTTTAAACGGTTGTCGGTCTCAGCGTGTTGGCAAAACTGATTGTTTTCTCAACCAAATTAACGAAGAATGTATCGGTATTGTGCTGCTCAATCAGCAGGTTTTCGAGCGGCGGCACATACGTCCACTCGTAGCTGACCGGGAACTGACCCGATGCAACTGCCGTTTCAGTCACCTTGGCGCGGTCGAGATAAACACGTGCGCCCAAAATTCGGCCTTGTGCGACAAATTCGGCCAGCTTGGCGTTAATACCCATCAAAATATCTTCGATCAGGCTTGGGTGCATGGGCTTGTCAATCGCCCACAAGAAACCGCCCGCAATCGTTTCCTGAATGATTTGTGCGCTTCGCACGGCCACTTCAAAAGCCATCATCGGGTCGGCCGAACAGGTGCGGTTGCCCCATACGCGGAATCCTTTTTCGCGCACCAACGTCGAAACGTCGGCATTATTCAGCGTGTTGGCTTCGCAGTTGGCATCCAAAATATCGAAACTGCGCGCGAACTTAAGCCCGCTTACACCGTTGATTTCGGTATTTGAAATCGATTTGTGCCAGCCGATTTGCGCATCCAGCTTGGCGCGCGCGCCTAATACGCGGGCAATCGTGGCCGCCGTGTCATTTTTGCCGCTGGCCGCGTCAAAAGCCATAAACTCGTTATCAATCAGCATCACTTCGCGCTGGCCGAAGTTGTTTTTATAGCTCTTAACCTCGGAAATATCCGCCGCGCCGCCTGCCGAAGCGTAAACAAAAGCACGGGTAGCTTGAGCAATGCCCGCCAACTCGGTAACAACATCTTGGCTGTCCAGTTCCGGCACGCCTAAAATCTTAGGCACAAATCCGGTTGCCGCTTTGGAGCGGGCAAGGGCTTTCAGGCCGGTATAAACCCCGCCTTCAGCGGTGCCGATGATGTTTGCCTTTTGTTGGTCGGCATTTTTATCGGCAGCCACCCGGACGACGACGATTTGCGCGTCGGCCTGATCCACAATCGCATCCAACGATTTAGCCAACGTACCCTTGCCGCCCGCCTTGCCTAAAGCCTGATAGGCCGAGGCGTGGAAAACGGGCGTATTGAGCGGAAACGCTTTTGCGTCCGCATCCTCGCCGGTACAAACCATGCCGATGATGGCCGTCGAAATATCCGAAATAGGGCGGATGCCCTCCGTGTACTCTTTTGCTGTGATGCCGTGGTGTCTTTGGCTCATATTTTTTCCTATGTGTGTCCGCAATTTGTGATTTGTCAGATGCCCAATATGCGCGATTTCGCCCAAACTGGACAGCCCCTATGCTTTTTATGGCAACTCTTACAACAGCTTATTCAGTATTCTTGCCATTTCGGCAAGATCGTTCGGCGACCATCGCCAGCCTGCGGGCAGCCCCAGTGCGGCGGCGCACCACTCGGAGCAAAACCAGCGGCGGCGGTTGTGCCGCAGCCCGAAGGCGATGCCCAATGCGCCCCTCAGGTCGTAGCCTTGCCCCTCGGTGGCCGTCCATACCCGCTGCAGCTGCTCGTGCGCCTCCGGGGTGGAGGACAGCGGGATTAGGTCCCACTTGGCCGTCGGCAGTGGCATCACTTTGCGGCGCACGCCTTTATCGCGGATGCTGGCGGAGTAGCAGGTATAAACCGATGCCAGCGGATGCTCGCGCACCGCAATCTCAGCGTGGCTGTATTGGCCGCGGGTGAGTATACGGGTCAGCCAGTCGGTGGCTCGGGCACACCACACGCGCCAGCCTGTACCGTCGCGGCGGCCTTTGTACAAGGCTAGATAAATTAGGCACTGGCTCATTTACCTACCTCCTCAAGCTCAGCAGCGGGCTGCTCATCAAAGTTTGCCGTCCAGCCGTCGCTGTAGTCGTATTCCAGCGGGTTTTCAGCTTTTTCCATCGCCGCTTTGTGGCGTTCGGCGTTGGCAAAGTCGGCCTGCTCGTCCACCAGCATCTGCTCCATCAGCTCACCCAGCAGGGCTTTGGTCATATTCACAAAGCTGTTGTCCATCGTTTTCCAAGGCAGCTTTTCAGGTAGCCTCGGCATGACTGCCAGCGCAATATATTGTGTGCGGCTGTTGTCGTCGGTATGAAACCATTTGCCCGCCGATTTAACATACACCCCATGCCGCAGATTATCGGCACGCTTGGCTTTGATGCGCTCCCACACTGCGGCCTGCTGCTCGGCTTTGAGCCGGGCGGCACGGGCAGCATCCAATCTCCACTGCCGGTTTGCCTCGTCCCACTCATGCGCGGCGCTGGGGCGAGGGTTAAACACTACCTCTCCCCGCTCGATATACGGGTGGTCGTCTTGGTGATCGATGAGCTGCCGATGCAGTGCCTCGCTCAATTTAATCAGCCCGTGTTGCAGCGGTTCGGCGGCCTTTTCCGGGCTCAGATACAAATGCAGCCAGTCGCCGTCGATGATTTCGAGGCCGTGGCCGGTATCGCGTGCGTAATATGTCATTTAGTAGCCCTCCACGTTGACAAAAATATCAATCCGGTCGTTGCCCATCGACCCGGCAATACGGCCGATATCCAACCATACCGTGTTTTTATTGCCCTTCTGTTTGCGCAATGCCCAGGCGGCCGGCAGCTCGGCCGCCTCGGCATAGTAGTAGTTGGATTTGTTCGGGTCGGAGCAGCGCAGGGTTTGCACTTGCACGTTGGTTACTTTGTTTGGCATGGCCGTCCATAGGGACAGTGCAACGGATACGTCATTAGCGGATGCCACCTGAAACCCCGGCAGCTCTTCGGGCAGCCAGAAGGTATGCGCCACCACTTTGAGCCAAAACGTCTGCACGATGCGGCCATCCGGATAAACGCTGACACTGCCCTCTGTTTTGTAGCGTTCCGAGGCGTACGCCGGATTGACCGGCGTTTGCTCGCGGGAGTAATCGCGTCGGGAGACATTGGATAGGTCGGGCAGCATCGCCACGCGCTTTCCGTCGTAGCGCAATTCGCCATCGTTGCGCATCGACAAGAATTTGTTGCTTTTTTTGTTGTGCAAATAGGAATTGACGTTATTGGAACCGATTTGCAGATATTGGTTGGCGGCAAAGTCGCCCACGGAGTCGGCCACGAACGCGCCCGCCTTAAAGGTGGCGGCGGCGGTAAAGGTTTTGTCGCCGCCGATTTCTTGGCTGGCGGTGGTTTTGACTGCTCCGTCTGCCGCTTCTTGGGCGTCCACAGCCTTGTCGTAGGCAGCCTTCACCGCCTTCGGCGTGGCTGCCAGCTCTTCGCTGTTGCTGTCAGTGGCAGACGAGAGCTGTACGATGCCGGCCTTGGTGGTGCTGGCCGCACCCGGTTTGTACTCCTCCTGCTTTTTCTTCAAATACTGCGTCCGTGCGGCCAGTTCCTTGGCCTGCCGGTTGGCAATGCCGTTCGGCCCGCCCAATACCGGGTCGGTGGTTTCCAGCTGGTAGATACCTTCCGACCATTTCGGGTTGTTCAGTTCTTCCGTGATATTCGCCATTTAAGCTGCTCCAAAGTTAAAGTTGCCGTCGTAGGCCGCCCGCCCGTTGTAACGCAGGGGGACGGCCTGATAATCCAAGGCTGCCAACAGGCAGCGGGCGGGCGCGAAGGCGGCCAGCGTTTTGCGCAACAGCGCGGCCTGGTCGTTGGTAATCACGCTGTTCATAACGATGCGGTAGTGCGCCCAGTAGCTGCCGGCACCGTAAACATGGCTGCCGTTGTAGTTGATGCTGCCGTTGTAGGTTTGGCCGTTCCGCCCTTCGATAATCCGCACCTCACCAAACCCGAGCCGCCGCACGATTTCACGAATCGCCCACGGTGTGCCTTTGTAGCGGTGCAGTTCGTATGCGCCCTTAATCAACCTGCGCCGCGCATCGTCGGATTCGGCCAACCAGTAGCCGTCGGCACCCAAAATGCTGCGGCTCTCGGCCAAGAGCGGCAGGTGTTCGGGGGCGACTAAATCGACCAGGCGCGGCATCAGCTGCGGCAATTCGGCCAAGTCCAGGCGTAGCCCCAATTCGGCTAAGGCGCGGGCGCGTTGGTCTCGTTCGATGACGGCAGCGTAGGTTAGCTTGGCCATCGCCTAACCCTCCGCCGTCTGCGCGGCAATGCGGATGGTGGTACTGGTGCAGCGTGCCCACTGGTCGGGTTTGACCACGGTCAGCGGCAGGTTATGCAGCACCACGTTATAAACGCCGGCCACTTTCAAGGCCGTCTGAATGTCCAGCGGTACGATGTCCAAGCCGAGCCGGCTGCGGCGGGCGGCTTCATACACCGCCCATGCCTGCTCGGCCGCCGCTTTGGCGGTGCGGGCATCGGTGCCGGTAAACAGGGTCAGCTCGGCGTCCAGCGTGTAATCGACGGCGGTCGGGGCTTTGACCACTACGGTGTCGCACAGCGGGCGGCGTTTCTCGGCCGATAAGGCAGCCTGAATCTTGCCAATCAGCTCGGCATTGGGCAGACCGTCTTTGGCCAGCACGGTCACCGCCACCCGACCGCCTA